TAAGATGCCAGCAGAATCGCAAGGGTTATCAATTGTTAGCGTGTCGTGGATAGCGTGAAACTTGACAATAGTCTTTTCGTTTACAATCGTATCAATGCGTATCTTTTCGGATACAACTGTTACTACCTTAGATGGCTTACAAGAACCAAGGAATACCATAAATAATAGTAAGCAAATCGGCAAACTTCCGAATTTGGCACGTTTATTTTCCATAATTTGTCAAATTTTAATAGTTTATTCCTTGAAGTATAATTTAATTTCTGCTGTTCTTCTGTTTTTTAGTCCTTTACTAACAACACCATTTATCTTAGTCCACCTCATAAACTGAGCCTTTATTTCTTCGTCAGACTTGTAGGCATTAATGTACTTTAATAAAGTAGATTTATTTAAAGCGTGAGTCCCGCAGTTATATGAGAACAACACCAAAGCATCAAATTCGTTCTGATTGATATCATCTCTTGTGTATGCGTCTACGCTTCTCTCAAAATGAACAAGCACGTCTTCCATTAAGCAAGAAGCTTCATATTCGCTAATAGGCTTATCTGACAAGTGCACTCTTTTGCCGTCTGAGTAATATGTAGAACCATAGCCTATAGTTGCAACATCCGCCCCGTCTAGATAAGGCTTTGCCCTAAATCCTTCTAGGTGCTTTAATACGGTTAGCCCGTTAGTACTAATCTTGGTAATTCTCTCCATCTGGATTATCTGCTTTTCTTTGTCTTCTATTTGCAAACTTTGATACCGTAGCGTTTGTTAATGAGGCGGCTAGTATCCCTAGTACAATGTTTTGTAAACCGTCATTGGTTGGATAAAATAGCAATAGCCCTAAAACAATAAAAGACCCAATAATAGATATGAGTCTTGTGTGTGAGTAGTTACCCTTTTCATCCTTAAAGAATTCAGTCAACATCTTTCTTAGTCTTGAGAACTTCTTCTGTTTTATGATAATAGTATCTAATAGCAAACGAACCTGATATAATTGCAACTACTCCTGCTATAATTCCTACAAAACTTTGAATACTTGCTAGGGAAACTGCGGCACTAATTAAACTAAGAGCTACGTTTATTATTCCTGTTTCAGGGCTACTATTGTTCATTTATCTTGTAAGTTATGCTACAAAGATAAACTAGATTAATCCTATCTCAAAATATTTCTATAGGTAATGTCCCATTCTTTTTGGAATTTCCAAATTTTATACACTAAGAAGGCGATAGTACTTATACATATCGCCCCCCAAGATATAGCAAACCAAATTAATTGGTTATCAGTCATTGTCTTTAGCTAAATCTTCCTTAACTAATTTAAATACTAAGTTGTAATTGCCTTCAGAATCAATCTTTTCTAAGTCAGCTACAGTCAAAGGATTGTATTCAATCTCTTCTTCTTCAGATAATAACTTAGCCCATTCGTCTTGGAATTCAATAAACTTAGGATTAACCTTTGTTTTCTCTTCGTCTAAAAATGTTTCAATTCCGATGCTACCATCCTTCTCTTCGCCAAACTTCTTGATAAGCTCGTCACGCAAGGTCTCAATAGTTTTCTTCTTAGCAGTTAACTTATCAGATAACTTTGTTAGCCAATACTTAGTAGCTAAGTTCAATTTCTCTTTAAGGAATCCTGATAGAATTTGTTCTCCTGATTGAGGATTTACATAGCCATTTAACTCGGCTTCTAATGTTAGCAGTTCTGCTAATGACAATTTAATCTTTTCCATTCTGTTTAGTTTAAAATTTTACAAATATAATATTAATTTTCCCATTTTTCTAACGGGCACTTCTGTTCTTTTGGACTATCTACAGGTGTATATATCTTCCCTTGCAAGGGGCATCCACAGCTACCACATAAGAAATAGTTATTAACTAATCCTCCTGTCATATTCTTTACGTCAACTTCTTGTAGTGATGGGCAAGTAGAACAAACCGCAGAACGCTTGTCAGCTAATTCTTTCTGTTCGTCTGTATGAAAAACGGCTATACCCCAAGCCTTTGCAATCATTAGAAATTTATTCATCTCTCTTTTGTTTGGTTACGCAAATATAAGAATAAAAACAATAATATTAACAACTGTATGATTCTTGCACATTTGCTCCGTTACCGTAGTTAGTTATTACTACCGAGTACTCGTTAACACAAGGCACTTGCCCAATGCTGCCTGAAGAGTAAGCATAAAAACTAAAGTATCCCATACCACCATTACAGTAGGTGTAGTATCCATCAACGTAGTATCCGTAGTCGTAGGCAATAATGTCGTACACCTTACATACCTGAATAGCGGTACAAGACCCTGCTGAGTTAGCGTAGTTCTGTCCATCGTTAGGGAAGTTTGAGTTAGCAGTTGCGTCAGCTCCCGATTGATTAAGTATTCCTGTGTACGAGTAAGTATTTGAGTAATTAACTACCCCTCCTGTATAACCCGCCCCACAGTTATTCCTTGTAAAGTTTTGACTTCTGTAAGCATAGAATGTACAAGGGTCTCCTCCAAAATCATTAGATGTAAACTGGACTTCATCCGCTCCATTTCTGTATTGATATTGGTCTCCGCTACCACAACCATTTGTATCTTCGTATACATTATAATTTGTGCCTCCGTAACATCTAACACCTCTGTAATAGTTGTAGTTACTACCTGTATTGCAACTTCCGTTTGATGGAGCAGAACCACCTACACTACCTCCGTTAACAAAGTATTGATTATAAGTACCTGAGCATCTATTTCCATCTCTAAATACTTCAAATGTTGTACAGCCCACACAAGTATAATAGCCTTGAGACGCAAGTTCTTGTGAGCCTGCATCGCAAGCACAGTTAACTCTATTTGTCGCTCCTGTAGCAGCACCATTACAGTTGTATTTTTGTACATAAACCTTGTCTCTATTATTGCAATAGTAGTCAGTATAATAAGTGCCTTGACAATTTTGATTACATCCACAAGAACTAGATTGAGTTGGTGTAGTATTTCTATAAGAACCATCGCAAGTATTTCTTTCTCTATTCCCTAAATAATCGCATCCACTACAAGTAGGGTCTGAAACCCAGCAACAGCAAGTTCCATTAGCATTAGCATTGTTCTGCCCGTTAGCATTTACGTTTGCTACTGCCATATTATAAGCGGCTGTTGAAGCAGCAGATACCGCATCACTACAAGTTGTTGTAGAAGTAGCAGAAGCGTACTGAGTGGGAGATACATAATTTACAGTTCCATTTCCGTAGCAGTTAGCTCCACAATTGTTTCTTGTAAAGTTAGCGTTATAGTTACCCGCTACATTAGATGCCGTCCAAGTACAGTACCCCTCAGAGTTGTACTTAGCTTGCAATCCTGCGTAGAACGCATTGTCTGCATTTACTTGTGCTTGGTAGTTAGCGTCTGCTTGAGATACCGAAGATGTGTAACTTCCACTTGTTGTATAAGAAGGATATCCCGCATAGTTTAAGTACACAGTACTCCCTGCTACAGTTGTTGTAGGAGAACAAGTATTGCTACAGTTGTTTTTTGTTCCGCTTACTTGATATGCTGCCGTTGCAGTAGCTGAATAAGAACAAGCTCCGTTAGATGGAGGAGTAGTTCCTACGCTTACGTTATTTACATAGTATTGATTATATGTAGTAGAGTTAGTATTTGTGTCTCTATACACCAAGTATGTTACATTAGAAGAACAAGTATAATACCCTTGAGATGTTAATGTAGCAGTTCTATTGTAATCAATGTAGTTAGCCTTAGTAGCAGTTGCAGTAAAAGAGTTAGTGCCTGATACACTTGCGGTGTTACTAATATTAGTATTTTCCCCTGTAGCTCTTACTCTTATTTTAATAAAATAGTTCCCCTGATAAACAACGCTGTTAGCATTTGCATTTACAGTAACCGTCTGCCCTGATACAGATGCTGTCCAACCAGAAGGAACTTCAGTAATAGAGACAAATGTTACCCCTGTTGGCAAAACGTCGGTAAATACTACCCCCGTTGCAGAAACTGTACTAGAGTTAGATACTACCATTGTGTAGTCAAACTCTTGATTAAAAGTTATTGTTGTTGGATACGGGTTTGTTTTTGTTATTGTTAAAGACGCATAATTTAAGCTAATATAAAAATCAGACGACAAAGGACTATTTACTGCATAGTATGCCGACGATACCGTTGGCATATAAACTATAGCAGGCGGGGATATTACCCCATTCCAACCTGAATATAAAGCCGAAGTCATCAACACACTTATATGATATGCGGCAGGATTGGTAGATATATTATAAGGATTCGTAGAAGCAGTAATTGTAATAGTTAAAGTACTTCCAGATAGTGTAGCAGGAACGCTTGTTGGTTCATCGTTTCCTCCTCTATAATATGCAACAATAGGTTGCCCTCCTGATAAAACACAAGATAGCCCATTAGGTATTGTTAGAGTAAAGACAACGTTTCCTTGCGTAACTATTGTACCCGTATTTGTAAAATGAAATGCATAATAGAATTGTTGTCCAATTGTATAGTTAGATGCTTGGCTTCCTAATGAACCTGAAGAGTTTTGAGATACCTTATATCCATCTTTACTAAAATTAGCCTTGTCGGCTTTATCTAATAAAGCATATTTGTCTGGAAGTATTGTCCTTGCCTCTAATCCAATGTTGGGTCTAAGTGCGGTTATATCTCTTCTTGCTACTAATTGCAGCCCTGTTGGATTTAATGCTGAAGTATATTTTGCATTATAATATGCATTACTAGTATCAAACCAGAAAGTTCCCGACATCCTAGCCATACTCATAGCTTTTTTAGGAGCACCCATAGACATAGCCCCAGACCTAGGTACTAATTTAAAGGTATTAATCCCGTCAGTAATGTTCTTAGCGGTAATGATTTTTAAATTAGGAATATCATCCCAATTAATATTATCATAATCAGTTGGCATTTATTTTTTCTTCTAGTTGTTCAATCCGATTCTGTAAAGATAATATAAGTAATGTATGTGTGTCTGTATAGTTGACAGATAAATATCCTTCGGCATCTGTGTTAACTAACTCAGGACATAAATCGTGTACCTCTTGAGCTGAGTATCCGTAACGAATCTTATCTTTATCGTGGGTAGTTCTTAGGTACTTAATTACATCTAATTTAGATAGGTCTACGTTAGGATTTTCTCCTAGTACTGTCTTTAGTCGGATGTCAGAGCTTTCAAAAAACGCAGTTGCCGTGATGTTGTATCCTGTAGCATCCGAACCTACCGCACAAACTTGTGCTAAGGAAGGAACTGAACCTGCTGTAGAGTTTATTGTTACAGCTCCCGTACCGCTACTAATTGTTATTCCTGTGCCTGCTACAATAGAAGTAACCCCTCCTTGATAAGAAGGTATGTTAAGAACTCCTGTAGAAGAGCTATATGTTGCAGCACCACTTGTGCCTGTTGTAGTTAAGCTTATTGCAGCTCTTGCTTGAGCAACTGTAATGTAGTTAGTTGGATTTGCCGCATCGTATGGGGTGAATGTTAACGCATTAGTCACATTCAAAGATGTCAGCGTAAGTGTACCACCTAATGTTAAACTGCCACTTGTTGTCACAGTACCCGTAAGAGTAAGCCCGCTAACTGTTCCTGTGCCACTAACACTTGTAACTGTTCCTACATTGGTTGTGTATCCACTTGGGTTAGTAGAATTATAAGGAGTAAATCCTAAAGCAGTAGTAACGTCAGACGATAGTAGTACTACGTCTCCTGTTCTACCAAATACACTTGTAACCGTATCTGTAAACGAGGCGGTTAACGTAGTGCCGTTCTGCTTAGTTAATGTTATTGTCTTTGTTGTAGTACCTCCTACAGCAAGCGTTATAGGAGACCTGTCATACGCTGTGTTCCAATTGGTAATATTTGTATTAGTAATTCCAAACGAAGGCGATGCTGTAAAGATTGGGTCTGTCTCAGCGTTAGAAATTGGCTGATAAGTAATATTGGTTGTGCCAATAGTTATAGCAGATTGGTTGGTGTTACCATATCTTGCGTTAATAAAAGTACCTGCTGTAATTAAGTACTGATATCCCCTAAGTTCTGCGTCAGTATCCGAATCTGTAGACCTTGTCCAACTTCCTGATGCTGCATCATACACACCGTTCTGAGTAGCATTTGTTTGCCCTATAACAAGGATTCTATCTCCCGCTATAGGAGTATATCCATTGATAGCAGAAAGTCCGCTCAGTCCAATGTTTGAGTCTGCTACTGTCTTGACAGATGCACCTAACTTTAGTCCTGTTAGTGCGGTGTTGTCAACGTACTGTTTAGAGGCTGCGTGGGTTGCATCTACAGGTGTTACGGGAACATTTACGTTTGAGGTGTATGTCCAAGTGTTGTTAGCTGTGATACCTGCTGCGTTACCAATAACGGGAGTAATTAAACTTGTTGAAGCTCTTAGCGTACCGTTAACATCTAATGTGTAAGCAGGAGTATTTGTTAAGATACCTAACCTATTGTTAGTATCATCCCAAAAGAAATGGGCAGGGTCTGAGGCTATTGTAGTTCCGTCTGAGAAGAGTACTGAGCCAGTCACGGGCATTGTAAAGGTTGTAACTAAGCCTGTATCGCCAATACCTAGTATTCTTGTCTTTGTTGTAGGACTTGCAGGAATTAACCCCGCAATGATAAGTGAGAACAAGTTAATGATATTAAGCTTGGTAGTGTCTCCTAAGTAGATAGTCTTTAGAGTAGAACTTGCGGAGGCTACTAGTAGGCTATTTATTCTATACCCGTTAGGTAAGCTAGATGAGCCTATGTTAATAGAGTCTCCCTTTACGTCTAATAGATAAGAAGGTGACTTTGTATTTAACCCGATTTTGTTAGCGTTCTGATATGCAACAGAGTTTATTAAATTATCCTGCGTGCTGTTAGGCATCACAAGATAGTTAGGGTCTGCCTCTATAGCTACGCTTGTCTCAATAGTAGTGTTTATAACTTCCGCTTTAGGTTGTTTTCCTGAAGGGATTACAACGGGGGCAGAGACTACTGTAGTGGTGGTTGCTGATATAAAGTCAGATACGGGAACAGATACTACTGCCCCCGCATTGTCAACCATCATAATTGAAACTATATTATCGGGTATTTTTGCCATCTTCGCTTATTATTATATTTCAGGTGTAGGTTCTACAATA